GACAATAATTATATGATCTCCGCGCTCAAGATTGTTAATCTGAGACATGATATCAAACTTTAGTTGCTCAATGTCCGTAATTGGAGTATGTAAAACTCGGGAGGTGTCAATACCGAAAGAATCAAAGTAAGACTGAGGACTACCAAACTCAGAATCATAAAACAGTACAATAGCATCTTCATATTTGTCCAAATAAGACTTCGCCAATAGCAGAGAAAATGCAGTTTTAAAATGCTTAGATGGCCCTGCAAACACCGTCAACCCCGGAGTCAAACCTCCTTCTAAGCTACCCGAAAGGGCAACATTTACCATAGGAACAGATGTTTGAATCATATCCTTCTTACCAAAGAATTTGGATTTATTCAAAACTTCAGTTTCTTTAATTGTAGAATTCTTTTTCAATTTTTCAAGTAACGACATATAAACTCCTTATAATACTACATTATATATTCTAAATTTGCGCTTGTCTATACTATCTGTACTAAAACAAAGAGTGCGGTTACCAAAGCTGTTTTTAATTTCATATCAGAAGAAACCTCATCCAACGATTCCATTCTTGCCATATCTTTGATCAATTCTACATATTCATCTTTAGCAATAGTTTTAGCTTTATATTGCTCCTGTAATTCTAATGCAATTTTAGCCTTTTCTTCCGCCCAAGGTTGCCCGCATTTTGCAATTTCTTTCAGATCCATTTAAAATCTCCCATGTATAGTTTCTGCTATTAATTTTGCTTGAGCAGACATTATTTTCTTTTTAATGTTACAATAAGCTTCGCTACCTTCTTTTTCCTTACTTCTAGTATAAAAATCACCCACAGTCTCCGACATAGGATTTAGTAATTTTAATACATCTTTAGTTTGTTTGCTTTCCGAATATAATAAGAACCACTCTATCTTACTTTGAATTTTTTCGATTTGGGGTAGATGCGGCTGCGAACAATCCAAATGATTTATTTCTTGCCTAATATCTATACTTATTTTACTTTGATTGTCATCCCAGAAACTGGGAACTTTATCTTTAATTGATGTACAACCAATCATAGATAAACTTAAAAATAACGTAATTAGTAATTTCATTTATTGTACTCCTGACCATTCTGTTAAATTGGGTACTGCGGTTTCAACTGTATCGTCTTTCAACTTCGGATGAAAATTTAGTCCCGTCTTTTGTTCAATTGCTCTAACAGTCGTAGCATACTTAGGCAAATCTTTTACTGGCAAAGGAGCATTGGGAAAATCAAATGCAATTGCTTTATTAGTTTTTGCATCTATAATTACTTTCCATAAGCCAGTCGGCACCCCAACTTCGCCTTTACCTATTTTAAGATATTCCGCTGAATATGTTGTTCCGCTTACAACATATATGTCTTTACCTTCTCTGACCCAACTACGTACTGCGGTTTCTAATTGTTTCCAAATGCCTCGATTGTGGTTCGGAACTTGCGGAACCATATTACTTAGAAAGAAACTTTCGCTCATGTAAATATCATTTGCGTTGTTATCTGCTCCTGGGGATAAATGTCCTCGGTCATATGGTTGCCCCGCATAATCAGATAATACACTTCTATGTTTTTCAGGTAATTCTAAGTCCGGTCTAAAATCATCTTTACGTTTAGCAGGACCGGTAATGTTTGCCAATGTAATATGTTCTACAACATACTCGGCAGTCTTAGTATTGTATCTATAATGAATAGCATAATTCTTTTTGCATAAGTATTGTGTCTCTGTTAGTTTACTAACAGGTGCGCCGTTGAAAACAAATTGCGGACACTTATCGTCGATAGGGTTTGCTAATACTGCAAATGGTAATAGCAAAAGTAAAAATAGTTTTTTCATCCAAATAATCCTTCTAGCGTTGCTTGTGGTTTTGCGGTCCAACCAATACCATTTAAAATTGTGGTTAATGGTTCTAAGAAAGATTTCTGAAACATCAAATCATAATCTGAATATTTCTTTAAATCCATTTCAGAAGGTATAACGGTATTAAATGCTATACAGTTTTCACCTATAGTATTGGGTTCTTTGAGATAGATAAATTTAATCTTATCTCCTTCCTTTATACGTTCATATTTTTTACCAAGATTAAACTTGTCAAGATAGAAATTATAAAGAAGGGCGCCTCGGACGTGCATAGGAGTCGCTTGCTTATATATATTTGTTCTGTCAGAATATTTTCCCAGACCATTTACCCCTCGAGGAAATGCAATTAATTCTGGTGCATGTTGTTTATATTCTTTCTCAAAATCCATAATATATTTCTGCACTACTTCTTCATCTGTAGTTAAAATTAATTTAACCGCGCCTCGTAGAGCATCTCGCACAGGTTCGGGGGTAGATGATCTAACAATCTCCAGACCCATAACCTTTAATTTGGGTTCTTTATATTGTACACCCTCATTATTGGAAACATTTAACGCATACCGCTTCTTTGCAACCCAGACACCCGTCTCCGCAATTGCTTCTCGCTTAAAATTAATCTTAGTGTCAAACGCATGCGTGTATTCTGAAATTTCATTACATACTTTATTAAGTACTTCCTGAATTTTATCTTCGCAAATCTTATCAAGTAGTTCTACAATTTTCTCGGAAGGTTGATCTTTGTAGTATTTTTGCACCAATGGATCCAAAGTAATATAACAGGAGTCTGTATCTGAATAAAAAGAATAGTTAAAATCTTTAGTGCCGCAAATCTTATTCAAATAATCATCTAATGCTTTGCCAACCTTTTGAATAATATATTGCCCCGTTAGAGTGATACCTTCTGCAATATGATCATCATAGAATCTAAAATACTCATTTGCCATTGCACCAAACAACGAATTCATTTGAATCTTACGAGCCATCTGAAAATTGTTATATTTAGATATCTCCTTTTGCCAATGTTTATTCTTAGTTACCTCATATTGAGATTGCGCCTCAAGCATAAGTTTCTTATACTTAGTTCTATCATCAAACAATTTTTGAACAATTGCCGGAAACACGCCTTGTTTTTCTTTTGTGAAACACCTGCCATTCGCTGTCATACAATATTGTTTATCTTGTAGATCGGACAGGTCAGCTGTACCATTTAGCAAACTCTTCATTTGTACATCATAGAACTTTGGATATGTGTTTACCAAAGTCTCGGGTGACATATTATACTGCATAATGATACTAGGATACAGACTTGTCGCATCAAATGATACTACCCAATTATATTTACCTGGTCTAGGCTCTTGTACATAAGCACCAGCAATACCTCTCCCCGATTTTTCTTGTCGTTGATGTACAACAATATTCTTTTTCCATAGTTCGTTATATAGAATGCAATCCCAGGTTCGTACTGCAGAGAAGATATCAATATAATTACACTTTGCATCATACGCCATTGTTAAGATGAGTTCAATCAATTTCATCTTTTCTTCAAGCTCATCTACCAGTTCAACATCTCGAATGTTGTACTCTACAAATTTTTGCCAATCATTTTTGTAGAATTCAGTAAATGACGAAAATTCATCATACGATAACTTCTCTTTACCTAGTTCTACTTTTGCGATATGATCTAATTTGTATGATTCCTGATTGGTATAGGTAAACTTTTTATACAGATCAAGGTAATCTAAAATCGCAATACCCAACAATTCAAACGAAATGTTTTCTTTCTTCAGTTTAATAATATTTTTTTCTTTGACCACTCTCCAAGGCGATAGACGTTTAACATAGTCGTCTCCTAAAATACGAGTGATCCTATTACAAAGATATGGGATATCAAAAAATTCTACATTCCAACCTGTAATAATATGCGGATGATCTGCTGCCACATAGTCTACAAATTTTTTCAACAAATCTACTTCGTCTTTACATTTAATATACGTGTGTTTTTCTGATTTAACTACATATTCGTGTAGACCAAAGGACATCAATTCTTTAGTGCTTGCATCTTGAATTGTGATAACCAACAACTGTTCTTGCGGATTTGCAACATCAGGAAATCCTAATTCGGCAGAGGTCTCAATATCCAATGACCAAATCTTAATTTGGCTTATATCGAATTCAATTTCATCTGAGAAGTTTTCCGTAATATACTGATAACCGTAGTTAGTGTTACCAAATATAGGAAAATTCTCTACTTCTTTATATTTGCTTACGTAGTCTTTTGCATCATTAATACTTTCAAATTGTACCGGTTCTAGGTTCTGCCCATACAGCGATTTATACTTTGCTTCATTTTTGGTTTTTACAAAAAGTTTAGGTTTAAACGAAACTCTATCCTGAACACGTTTTCCATTATTAATACCGCGCACCAAAATATTGTTACCATACTGATTCACACTAGTGTAGAACTTCATAAAACTCCTCGTTTATATTACTTGTCTTATTATATAATATATTTAAGGCTTTACCTATATAAATAAAGATGAGATTAACCATTATTTACAAATAAAATGTCCAAATAAAATGGATTAAAAATATGAAGGCCCGTGCAAAGTGGCACTTCGTAATGACATTGTCTTCGGTTTAAATTGAACCGCATCTGATTCGAGCACTACCCCCACACCTATAATAGCATTACCTTCATACGCAAATTCGTAGAAATACTAACGTATAGATTTACGGCATAACATGAGAGGTGTAAATGGCTACTGAAGAAA